TTAAGATAATTCAACCGACCCCTTACGGGATTATTTCGGTATTATAGGTCTCTCCTGTGTTCGTCTTGCTGTGTCAGCATACAGCGTTTCAGATACCTGAAGATTACTACCAGGATGATGTTCTTCCCTAACAGTTAGGATTGCTTACTCTTTTGCACACATTCTCAATAATGGAGCGGAATATTGGAATTGAACCAATGACGAAAGGTTGGAAACCTTTAGTTTTACCACTAAACTAATCCCGCAAAAACTGGAGCGGTGGCTTGGATTTGCACCAAGTGATTAAGTTGGACACCTAATCTGGTTCTATACCCCGACCGCATATGTAATACTATAACACAAATTTATTTATTTGTCAACGAGTAATGTATCTTTTTACTAAAATATACCAGTATTTTATTCCACGAAATGTGGGTAGAAAATCCATAATATCAAAGGCAAAACTTACTTCCTTAGGAATGTTCCCGTAAGTCTTGTTCAAAGTATCCTTGCGTGTCATCTTCTTTCCATCCTAATGGTTCTATTTCAATATCTGAATCTGGATTTTGAACACCTTTAAATACATTCCAAAGTTTTTCTTTAATGGCAAATTTGGTAAATAGACCGGCTTCATATCCGTGTGCTTCTACTTCCCAAGGTTGAACCCAATAATCAATTGTATCAGAATCAACTCTTTCACCTTTCCAACGAGTTAATCTTTCGTTGGTTTCACCATAAACATATTGTTTAATATGAACCATTTCATGAGCCAATGTTTTGAGAATGTCATAACCACCAATGCCAGAATGTAATTCAATTTCAAATTCTCTTGGCTTACCGCTATTATTATATTCTTCTACTGAAGCATAACCATAAGCAGGTATGTCTTTAGTAAATTTTATCCGAACAAAGATGTTTTCCAACATTTTTTCAGATATCAATTCTTTTGCGTAAAATTGAGCAGCCCGCTTCACATACGGTCTAAAGCGCTTTTTATCGGGACAACCAACTATACTTAACTTCATTAGGTCTCTCCTTAGTAAATTGACCCAATAATTGTATCGCTCTGTACCTGCTCACCTACGCTTATTTATGACCTAGCATCTCTTATCAATACCTGAGATTTAATTTCATCAGGTGAAAAGAAATGCTCTAATGTATCTATAACTCTTTGTTCCTCAAAGTCTTTACAACTAAAGACATCAAGGTAGAGGTCTCCGTTATGGTCTAGGAAGTGCCCCATGATGCTGGAAGTTTCAATTAATTGTATAACCGTCCAGCCGGCTAAATCTGTTTCATCCGCAAAGTGTACCAATTGTGGTTCACCATATGGTAACATCTCAATCATTCTTACCAATTCTTTTGTAAAATGCTTGATATACTCTGGATCCTGAGCCTTGGCTGGAAAACAGCCTTTGGCGTCAATGACTAAATGTTTACCCCAACCTTGCATTACCACTCTCCGTTGTCAAACCAAACACGAATAGTGATTGGCAAAAGTTCTAGTATAAAAGCGTCTTGTTCCCACGCTTCGTTTGTTTTAAACATCTCACAATTAATCCTCCAATGGAATGGATTTAATTTTAATGTAATATTAATACCTGAGTATTTTAACCAGTTAATCATAATATACCTAACTGATTTTTGATATACTTATCCTTCATCATGGCAGGTATATCTAAGTAAGGTTCTTCTAATAGAAATGGACAAGGACAACCCCATTTATATTCAGATAAAAACCGTTTTAACATATTCACATGATTTTTGTTTTTTGGGTCAAACAAATACTTTGGATTTCTTAAAGTTTGAAGTTCAATTAATTTACTCATTTCACATACTCCAAATTATCTTTACGCATATAATGAATTACTTGTGTGCTTCCGTCAGGTACAGTTTTGACCACAGGAATAAAAGTTATTCCATCAATCTCATTTGTTGCCCAATTTGAGTAGGTATAATAGATATCGGAGTTCGTTTTAGAACGAACCTTTTTAAGGATTGGTTTACTAGCAGTATAACCAGGTCGAGTTTTATTCCAGTTTTTCATAGTATAAATTATAACATAAAAAAAGGGGTCTGTCAAGACCCCTCTTTATTACCTACCATTGGATAGTTTAATTGTTCCCATTCTTCATCAGAAACAGGCCACCAATTATTCATCCTTAGATTTTACAGTAATTTTCTTTACCGCATCCTGTGCTTTGACCATGTTTTCCAACCAGACCTTAAGCATACCATTTGCAATCTCGGCATCTTTAATTTCTACCTTATCGGCAAGAGTAAAGGCACGATTGAAATTGCGGTTAGCAATACCTTTGTAGATATAATTATCAACATCATCGGAACTATCAACAACAGAACCTTTGATTACTAACTTGTTACCTTCTAAAAGAACTTCAATATCAGTTTTAGCAAAACCAGCAACTGCCATTTCAATGACATACTTGTTGTCTTTTACTTGCTTGATATTATATGGAGGATAACCAGGAGTTACTTTGGCGACTGTTTCTGTTACATCACGAATTTGGTCTAGTACATCATCAAAACCAACTGTGAATGGATCCAAAGTCTTGTGGAGGGAAGCCCATTGTGGGAATAAAGATAAAGTTGTGCTTGTCATAGATTTCTCCTTAATTAAGCGAGTTAGTCAAAACTGCGGCCTCAAATGAGCACCGCACATATAGTATACTAGTATTTATACTAATTTGTCAAGTATTTTATGGTAAATATAAAATTAATTAGTGTGAGAAATTCTTTTTTCCTATTTGGTATTTTGGAGTCAGTTCCCAATCATCTTTTTCCTTATGGGAAAGTATCTTAATTTGTGATAGGAAGATAGGTGCTGGTTCTTCAATTTGTTTTAAATTTACCACTTTAACTAAACCCCAATCTTGGAGTAATTTAGCAATGGCATTCCTACGAGATAAATCATTCTCGGAGATATCCGTTGGTTTACCATCCAAGGCGAATAATTCCTTGAAGTGGACCACATAATATTTACCTTGCTTATGTAATATATGGCAAGATTGATACAATATTCTGTCTTTTTTGGAAGCTACACCGATACGAGTAAGAGTTTCACGCACTTTGAGAAAATCATCTTTTTCATTCAATGTAACTTCAACTAAATCGATAATTGAAATCATGACTTGTTCATTCCGTTGTTCTTATTATTATGGATATCAATACTATATTTAGTTTTAATGGTTTCCATATATTCCAAAACAGATTTAACATCTTCAATCCCAGCATCAGATTTTATTCTATTAGCTTTGAATGATATTACTTCAATGTTTCCTTTGACATATCCCAATTCAGGAATAATTCTATCCAGAGATGGTGAAAAATCTCCAGGTCCACGACCAGTTGTTGCAATTTCAAATGGAGCCTTCAATACAGGACAAACCTTAGGAATAACAATATCCGATAATTCTATATTAAAATCTATATTTTTTTGTTGCGCTCTCTGTTTGGCTCTTGACCACATAAGATATATGTAATTTTTTCCTAGTTTTCTATATTCTTCTCTACCTTTTAATTTGTTCTTTTCTTTATTTTTTTCTCTTGATTTTTTAGCATAAACGTTTCCTGATTTTTTTTGATTTTCAGATAAACACTCAGCACACCAACCATTACTGGTGTATCTTTTGGACAGGTGTCCGTGTTTACAAGGTTTTTCGGTAAAATAAAAAAGTGATTGAATTTTTTTTGCTTCTTTAGCTGTTTTAGGATAGTTCATAATTATTGTATTTGTAAATAGTATTATTGTATTTATAACAATTTACTTCTTTACTCCACCCTTTTCCACTATATTTTTTATTTCCTCTATTTGTTCGGTAGTAAGAATTCGTAATGCTTCTTTGGCCTTTTCATTGGAATAACCAAAATATTNTTTTACACATTCTATATCTTTGTCAACCTCTGATTTCTGCCACGGTTGGAATTTTCGTTTCATAGATCGTATAGTGTTGAGAAGATACTGGTATTGCATATCCTTGTCTATACCAGGAGTGAGGTTTAACTGGTTAACATAAGATATACAATCTAAATGGTATGACAAGGCACGATTGACCACGAAAGGCACATAGTCCTTATAATCATATTCATCTTTAAACGGAGATTTTTTAGTTTGTAAGATTGATGGTATGATTTCTTTGAATAGGTCTGGCATTACTTAAACTCACAATCAACTATATAAAAACTAAAATTACTAAATATATATAACATAACAAAATACCTCATCATAATGAAAAATATACCATACACATACCTTATATATTGTAAGACAACAAGACAATATTATTATGGTGTAAGATACTCAAAAAATTGTAATCCAAACGACCTATGGAAATCTTATTTTACCTCATCTAATTATGTTAGAGAATTAATAAACAAATATGGAAAAAATGATTTTCTTTTTGAAATAAGAAGAACTTTTACAAATTCATATAAAGCAAGATGTTGGGAACAAAAAGTTTTAACTAAACTAAATGCATCTAAGCGAAATGATTTTATAAACAAAAATAATTCAGGTTTTCCCAGTGGTCAAAATAGAATATGGATTACCAACGGTAAACAAAACAAGTTTATTGATATTTTGGAAATCGATAATTATACTGATTGGCAAAAAGGAAGAACATTTTCGAAATCAATAAAGCAAAAAATATCAATAACCAGAAAGTCACAAAATTTAATAAACATACCAAATCATAGCAAAGAACAAAAATTAAAATGGTCAGAAATGCGTAAGGGTAAAATAAATGGAAGAGATACTTCTAAACCGGTAATAGTTAATAATAAAAAATATTCATCAATAAAACAAGCTATGTTAGAAACAGGACTATCCAGATATATTATAAAACAATCTAATCCTTAAAGGAACAATCCACCATAATTTCTGTCAAACAGGCCACCATGTTAATTTCATGGTCTGCTACGAAAGCGGACTGATATTGATATTTTGCGAGTATGAGAACCAACTGCGGAACCGTGTTGGCCTTGAGTGCCTCATAAAGAGTATCATAAAGTTTACGATAAATCTTTACAGGATCGTTGTCTAGGTTATTAGTAACCCACTTGCGAACAGAAGCAAAGTCTTTTTCTTTTAATGATGTGACAAGAGATTCAAGTTGAATATCAGCAATATTACTAAGAATGCCGCTATCAATTGTGCCAGAAACCGAATATCGCTGAAGCTCATTAATAACACGGCGATTGTCCGGAAAATGTTTTGTGATGACTGCTGCCACCACTTTCTTGTCATAAGTAATGTTCTCTTGTTCCAATATCCATTCAACACGCTTAAAAAAGTCTGCTGCCATTTTCTGTTTAGAGCCGTTGACCTTAAAGTCGACCACAGAGCAACGAGAGTGGATTGGATCAATGATACGATTTTTGAAATTACAGGTGAATATGAAAGAACAGTTTGATGCAAATTCTTCAATTGCACCACGCATTGCTGGTTGAGTTGAGTTAGGGTTAAGATAATCTGCCTCATCAATAATTACTACCTTTCTGCCACCCATGAGAGAAACCGATGAAGCATAGTTTTTAATTTTATTACGAAGAACATCAATGCCAGACTCATCAGAGCCATTGATGACAATATAGTCACAACCAACTTGCTCACAGAGGGCTTTCGCAATGGTAGTTTTACCAACGCCTGCCGTACCGGATAATAATAAGTTCGGTATTTCTTTTCTATTGACATACTCTTGAAACGTGGCCTTGATTGCTTCAGGAAGAATACAATCTTCTACTTTTTTAGGCCGATACTTCTCTACCCACAGTAATTGTTCCATAACTTGCTCCCATAATATAATTAAATCTCAAAAACACAATTAATAATCATTCTATAATCCGATACGGCCGGACAACAACCTGAATGAATTTGGTGTGAATCAAATATAACAGCACGACCTTTTTTTGGAGTTACTGTTTGTTGCCTTGTGATAAGGCCTAAAGTTTCTCCATCATAATATTCATTATATAGAACGGTGTCACCATCACCACCATTAACATAATATAGTAAAGTTTTTTTACCTACACGATTTGGCACACTAGTGATAAAATCGGTGTCATCAATGTGGGGCACCTGTAAGTGTGGACCATCTTGTTTCATCAACAAATTTGTTTTAATTCGTTGTGAATATTTAATCTTTGATTGCATTTGATTTTGAAAAGAAACAATCAAAGGTTCAAGAAACTTTAGAAATGGACTTTTAATTTCATTATTATCTACAAAGATGTGCCTAAATTGAATATGTTCTTTTGTTGGCGCATCTGTGTAATAATCAGTTATTGGATAACCACTTACAGAATATGAATTAAAGGTCCAAGGAAATTCTGAACCTGTGAGCATTGTTTCAAGTGAATCTTGATATGTTTTTGGTAAAAAATCATCAATGATTAATGGATCCATTACTCGGCCTTACTGTCTTTAGCTTCAAAAGCAACCCAATATTGTAAATCTTCTTTAGTATTCTTCCAATGACTAATACCTTTAAATGAGATTCTAACATTATAAGAACCGGGAATCATTTTGATGTTATCAGTATTAAATACAATCTTATATGATTTACTGTTTCCTTCACCAACTTCAATTGAATTGGTGTGAGCGGAATCATCTTTTGCATCAAAGGTAACAATAGAAATTGTTTCGCCATCAGATTCTACGGCAATATTTGGTGAAGATACGGCTTTGGCTGTGTCCATAATCCAATGGTAATCTTCAGCACTCAATGTAAATTCACATTCTGCCGTATCCAATTTAAGTTCACGGTCTGGTGGGGTTACGATTTGACTTTTCTCGGTCATGCGATACTTAGTCTGACGCTTGCCATTTTTAAATAAAATATTGACATTATCAAAATCCAATTCAGGAGAATCTTTAAAGAGATTATATACCAACAAGAATTGGTTCAAATCATACACACAAAAGTCTTGTGGGAATTCGTCTTTAAGATTTGCTTCAGCCAAAACAGATTTGCCTGAGGACATTGTTTTAATTTTCTTGCCTTGTTTGAATTGAATGCCTTGATTAATTGAGGCAAAATTCTTCAATACCGTTAGTGTTTCATTTGACAGCTTCATTTGCTTCTCCATTATTTAAAGAATACTACTATTTTAATATAAAAAAACATAAATGTCAATAGTTTGAACATTTATACCATAACTAATATTTATAAGGATACTCAACCAAATGAATGGTATAGAGGCCGAGTAAAAGTTATTTCTTAATGTGCTTTTCCCATTCTTCATCATCAAATGAATCTCTTTCCAAAAGAAACATGATACAACACAGCGCATGCGCTAAGTGATTCTTACCAGTTTCTTGGTCATTTTGTTCACCGGACTTCCAAGCCCAAAGATGCCGTTGCATGGCATCAAAGTATCTGCGTTTGGCATCCGGCACTTTTTTCCAATTATCTGGTTCATACTTTTCTGCACCAAAGGTTAAAATTTCTACTGTTGCCTTTAATGCGTTTGGTGGTATCAAACCATATTGCAATTTACCACCATCAAACTTACGACCACCGGTGGTGGCCGTTTGTGATGCTTTAACTATATCTTGTGAAGCAACATCTTCATAACCTGGATGATAAGGTGCCTCACTAACCAATCTTGCTGCATCGGTATCAAAATTAGCATTCAACCAATTTTTAATCTTTAATTCTTCCGGTGACATTACATTTCTCCAACATAATTAGCAACTGCTGGCATATCTCCTTGGAAATGATAGGTACCAATATGAGCAGTTCTCATCCAAGGACACAGAAAGATTTGGCCACCGATTTTACGCCACATTTGGCAGAACATATAATCTTCTGATAGGTAACGATCAGAACCACCGCCTGTAATAGAATCTTTAGTATCAATTACAGTATCAAAGTAGGCATGAATGTAACGAGAACCATCAAAGTTGGCCTGACCTACATGGTCTGGTTTGTATTTGATTTCTGGATAAGCTTCTTTCATCTTATCAAACACTTCACGCTTAATCATCATGAAGCCAGTACCAATCTCTAATACATCAAGAGGTTCTGATACAGTAAATTGTGCTGTGCCTTTAACTGGATTAAATACGAAATCTCCAGCAACTTTTTCAAGTAGTTGTGGTTCAATATCAGGATTCTTTTCTACGGCTTTCTTAACTGAACGCCATTTGATTGCTTTCTTAGGATAAGGACCACCAATAACATCTTTATCTAATGCCAATAAAGCAATTACGTCTTGTGGATTAAAATGCACATCAGAATCAATAAACAACATATGTGTGCAATCGGAACGGTCAAGGAATTCATCAACAAGATAGTTTCTTGCACGGGTAATTAAGGACTCATTAAACAAGAATGAGAATTTGATTTGGACTCCGTATTGCATACAAAGTCCTTGTAAATCTAAACAAGCTTTCATATAGAGACCATGATTTTGGCCGCCATACATCGGTGTAGCTACAAACAGTTTTTTCGTTTGCAGTTCTTCTTTTTTGATTGAAATTTCCATTTGTGCTCCGATAATTAAATAAAAAGAGGGACCTAAGTCCCTCTACTCACAACTTAAGCGGCTAAATTATAACCAGCTTTGAGGGCTGCCTTAACCAAACCTTTGGTTGGTTTGCCCATACGGTAGAAAGCAACTTTCTTACCATCTACAACTTTTTTATTGGTGTAGATTACATGGCCTTCTTGACGTAGTTCATCAATACGGGCTGTAACATTGGTAATACCGAAACGGCGTTGTGCTTGTTTGACAGTAAAGGTGTTGTAACCTGAAGGTTGTTGTAAGGCGTTCAACATCTTTTCTTTAGCAGATAAATTGCTCATTGTAATACTCCATAGTAAAGTTAAAAATAAACCTTGCGTTAGCAAGTTCTCACATCATATCATTATGTATGTGTGTTTGTCAAGCGTTTATCGACCAACTTGTGGTAAATAACGCTGTTTGGTATCTTCCCACGATAATTCAATCAAATCATCATAGAAAAGAGTTTCATATGAAACATTGCCCTTTTTCTGTAATTGCCGAATACGACCTTTGGCGTAACGAGTTTTCCAAATATTTGCCAATGCTTCTTCGCTGGTATCAAATGATTTTACCAATGCCTCGTCCGTAATTTCTTTCCGCAGAAATTGATTGGTATTATTATAGAGTGGACTAAAATAAATGCCACGTTGATGTTCGGTACGAATTAAGTGCTTTGGTATGCCAAGTTTAGAATACGCAAAATTCAATGAACGATTCTTGTGGTCACGTTTGAGTGGAAGTCCTTGTGTGTTTTTGGCTTCCCACCATTCAAAATATTTACGAGTATGATTTTCTTTAATCCAGTCAAACACTAGTTTCTTGGTTGCTCTACTAGGTTCAAATGCCACAGAACCGCTTGAGAAACCCATTTTGTTCCAATGTTCTAATCCATCATATTGAGATAGACCGCCAGACTTAGTATTGCCATAAAGAGAAGTAGTAGTAACTCCCACCAATGTATCACCATATTGTCTTTTCCAATCTTTTTGAACTGTATCAGATAAACACATTAAAGCTAACAACTTGCCACCCATGTAATTAAAACCAAGTGGTTGAAGTGGAACGATGGTAGAACCAATGGCAGTATGATTAATCATGTGCTGTTGTGTCTTAACATCTCTTGACCATCCAATTGCATTATCTCTCGGAGTCAAGTCCAGGAAGTCTGAGGAGATACAGATAACACCAAGGTATTTACCAGTAACTTCATCAGTCAAAACATAAAATAGATTACGACCAATGTTACTATTATTCTTCATTGTAGAAGAAAAGGTACGAATGGCATTCCATCTCTCGGCATCAGGACCATTTGATAGAACCATAACAGGTTTCAATTTCTCATAATCATCCGGCTCTTGTGGCATCCAAAAATTAGATTTTACTTTATCAATTAATTTCTTTTGTTCAGGATCTACCATCATAACTTCACTACCAAAGAGTGTAGAAACTTCGTGAACAGGATATCTCTCTTTGACTTCACACCACTTTTGGTATAAAGTATATTCACGAACATCCATTTGAGAAGCATAAGTTAAGTCCTTGATGAGGACTTCTTTCATCGCTTCTTCATCAATGTGTTCAAAAGTAGTGTTTGATTCTGACCACTTTTTCCATTGTTTCTCTACATATTCAATTGGTGTTGCCATTATATTAGTTTCAATGATTTAATTAGTTTATTGCGTTTCTTCATACCAGATTGTAACGCCAAAGGTTTTACTTTCTTAGTATACACTATTCCATTCAAATGATCAAGCTCATGTTGGAAAACTCGAGCAGATAAGCCATTTAACATTGTGGTATGAGTTTGTCCATTAAAGTCTTGGTATTCCACTTCAACAGTAGATGGCCGATTAACTCTTAATCCTAAAAGTGGAAAAGATAAACAACCTTCCATCATGTTTACCTCATCGTTAGATTGCCAAATAATTTTAGGATTAAAGAATGCCACAAAACTATCTTCGGCACCCATTACAAATACTCTATGCTTAAAACCACATTGATTGGCAGATAAACCATAACCTTTATGTTGCCGGCAAGTTTCTACTAAAGAAGAAGCAAATTCATTTGGATTAACTGGTGGATTACTGAAATTAAACTCAGGCAAAACTTCTTGTAGGATAGGATTGTTTTCACCAACCAATTCAAAAATAGGAATGCTTTGTGTTGGTGCTGTAGAATTCTTTGCTAGTTCTTCCGTATTAAAACTAATTATTTCACTCATTTTGCTATCCTTGAAAAATTATTGACCTTTTCAAATTTAATAATCGACCTAAATTTGTCAAATAACTGGTCTCCTTTATGTGAAATAACGAACACATTAGTATCTGTTCCCATTTCATGAATTAGTTTTAAGAATTCTTCTGTGCCAACACCATCGAGTGATGAATCAAATATTTCATCAAGAATCAACAGGTTGGTATTTGTAGAATTCTTTAGTTTGGCAATCTGTCGCCAAGTAAACAATAATGCCAAATCAATACGCATCTTCTCGCCTTCAGAGAAATTAGCATAAGAAAACTCATCACGATGCCTACTCTTAATGGTTTCTTCAAACTGTTCATTGATGTTGAAGTTTACAAAAAAGTCCATTGCTGTCAAATACTTATTAATCAATTTATTCATGATAGGTAAATATTGCCGAATTATCTTAGTTTTAATACCAGTATCTTTCAACAAATTACCAGCAAACTCATAATATTGTTTTTGTTCCGATAATTCTTTTTGTGTTTCAACCAATTTAGCCAATTCTTGTTGAAGTTCTTTTAATTTGGCATTATCTTCAATAAGCGTGTCTTTCTGTGCTGATAGAGATTCAATCTCTCTTTGTAACTTAGTAATGTAGGTATTGACCGCTGATATTGTAGAATTGTGTTTGACAATTTCATTATTGTGCTCTTGTATATGTTTAACTATTTTTTGGATTTCTTCAATACGGTTGTTCGCCTCTTGGATTTTTGTTTCAATATCCTGGATTCCAACTCCAATTTCTCCTTTTGTTTGATTGATTCCACTAAGCTGGCTACGTCGGAAGGTGTCAGCGATACCTTGTTTACAGGTCGGACAGTCGTGGTTTTCTTCATAGAATTTATACTCCTTATCTAATTTCTTTAAACGAGATTCAAGTTTGGATTCCAACTGTAATAGTTTGGTACTTTTCTTTTCTACGGCAAGTTTGTCTTGTATTCTGCTTTGTAATGCCTCGATGTGTTTTTGAATTAAATCAATATCTCTTTGTAGAGTAAAGGTTTGGTCAATAGATTGTTTGACTTCTTCTTGTTTCTTTTTAACTTCTTCTTCGGTTCGATTCTTATGTTCTTCAATACTTTGTTTTTGGAAGTTAATTTTCTCAGCAGTAAGTTCCATTTCATACTTGTTTTTGGTCGTTGATTCTTTAATTTCTGACATTCTTTCTTTAACAACACCATTCATTGATGAGAAAATACCAATGTCTAACAAATCTTCAATAATATTTCGTCTATCTGCTGGAGATAATTGCATGAACGGAACAAACGAGGCCGAACCTAAAATCACCACTTGAGTAAATGATTTATAATTTAATTTGAGAATGAACTTCTCCAAGTGTTCTTGGTAATCTTTTGATGCCGCATCTTGATTTAACAATACGCCATTTTGAAAAATCTCAAATGTGTTTGGTTTAATACCACGAACTACTTTATATTCTTTTTTGCCAATAGTAAACTCAATCTCAACAACAGCTGCCTGATTATTGATAGAGTTTAATAATTGCGGTTTGTTTATTTTACGAAATGGTTTGCCAAATAGACCAAAACATAAAGCGTCCAAAATAGTGGACTTACCTGCACCATTATTGCCAATGATGAGTGTGTTTGGTGACCTTTGAAAATCAATTTCAGTAAATGTGTTGCCAGTTGATAAAAAATTGCGCCATCTGACTTTTTGGAATATAATCATGCCTGTTCTAGGTTTAATGCCTCAACGTATAGTTCTTTCAATACCGTTTTTAGCTTATCATTATTAATATGTTCTTCTGAAATACCATCTACAAACTTATTAATGATTGTGATTGTATCTTCTGCTTCATTAATTATATCATCATCTACACCTTCTGTCAAGTCTGTAAAGTCCTCGGCAATGGTAATATCAATTGGATTAACCTTGTAAAGATTTTCCATGAATCGGTCAAACAGATGTGGATTTGTTTTGTTAATTACCACAACTTTAACATAAGTTCCGGCATATTTGTTTAAATCTAAATTGGTAATTTCAGTAATACTACTCTCTTTATCATTATAAGGAATTTTGTGGAACATTACATTAGGATTAGGAATAAACTCAAGAGTGTAATCGTCAAGGTTGAAAAGGTGAAAACCCCGTGTGTCATTGAAATCTTGCCATGTCATTTCCATAGGTGTACCAACATAAACAATATTATCTTGTTTGGACCTATGATGATAATGACCAGAAAAAACAATATCAAACTTACTAAATATTTTTCGGTCAAGGCCTTCATAATTTGCCATTCCACGATGCATGGCAAATCCAGCAATTTCAAAGTGTCCTATGCACAAATTGGCAGAAGTATTTTCTATTTCAGATAAACATTTTTGATAATTTTCTGCACAAATCCAAGGTATTACACAAACATCTGAACCAACATTATCATAATCTAAGTGTATAGTTTGTGGGGAATCAATTACAGTAATGTTACCATATTCTCGAAGCAACAAATCCAATGAATTAATATCGTTAGTATTTTTGTGATAGGTGTCATGGTTTCCTGCTAATACAATCATTTGAATATTATATTCAACCAACTTATTTAAAAACATTTCTTTGGTTCGGCTTAATGTATGAAAATTGATATATTTTCTACGGTCAAAAAAGTCGCCCAATTGAATAATGGTTTTGATGTTGTTTTGAATTAAATATGGAAAAAAAGTTTCTTTATAGAATTTTTCACCATAATCTAAAAAAGAAATGGAATCATTCCTCATGCCAAAATGAACATCACCTAAAATACAAACTTTCATAATATACCTTGCAAAAATATTTTAGTTTCTGTCTGGCTTTTTGTTGTCAACATTGTCATACTGTTTAATTTCAATTACCGAATCAATAGGTTTTAAGTTACGTGAAAATTCAATTGCTTCATGAAAGGTTTCAAAAGACTTAAATCTTACGGATCCACCAGTCAAATAATAACTCAATCTATACATTATATCATTCCTCTAGAAACTTTTCAATACCTTTGGGCTTGTTTGCCTCTTTTTTCTTTTCTCTTGCTTCTTCATAGTTGCCAATAAATTCGGCAATATTATCATAGAGTTCAAACTGTCTTGTCGTACCATCTTCTAATTCAAGCATTTCCATTTCATCCAAAATACCCATCTGTTCTGTTGCCTTATACTTCACATAAGTCTGTTTCTTTTCTTTTTGAATTCTTCGTAAAAAGGCAAAATAAATGATTTGAGTAAAGTAAGCAAATGGATTCTTTGATTTGGTTGGGTCAAAGTTATCAAAATACATTAGACAGTTTTCAATACCATCTGAAATCATTTCATCACGATAGGTGTAGTTAATGAAGTTGGGTTTATGAGATAGACCTTCCGCTATCTTCATGAAACACTCTCCAATGTAGTTTGGAATAGGAGGTGGGTTAGTTTTATTCTTCTTCGCTAACTTACAACCCTCTTTATAATCAACAAGAGCTTGTAGAAAGTCTGCATTGTTGACGTATTGTTTTGGTTTCTTGGTTAATTTAGGTGTTGGTGTATTCATATTTACCATAATAGTTATTGACAATCGCTTGACAGACCGTTAGTATCGAGTATGTCCTTGGTTGAAAGTATTAATGTAATGTATTTCCATGCTGTTCTAACTCCTCAAATTCATTAATCATATTACCTAATTCTTCATCATCCATCTCAGAGATAATTTCTTTGGCCTTTAACAATTCTTTAATCTTATATACCGTATTAACATAGTATTCACAGAATTCATCCTCAGGCTCCATCATAGAAAGAATATCTTTAGAATGTATTTCAATCGAGTTCTTTTTAATCAATTGCACAGGTAACCAATGGCGCATAATTAGACCGGCATTATTTGGATTACGGGTATCAATGGCAAATTCCATAGGTTCTTCAAGGATGTAATGATCCATACCACTCATAACAACATTGGCAATCAAATCTTCCCCATTCTGTAATTTAATAATTTGTGTTTTATACTCAGGCATTTTTTAGTCCTATTTTGTATATTTTAAATGGGAACTGCTCTTCATTATATATCTTAGTTCTATCCAATAGATGTTTCAAAGTGTAATTCATATGCTTGCCAACCCGTAGGTCATCTGATATATCATATAGTGTTGCTATTTCTTTACCTTCACTTTGTCGTAAGCCTCTTCCAATGCTTTGCAAAGTTCGTATGCTCGATTTAGTCGGCATTGCAAAAATAATGTTATGCAGATTCCTAATGTTAATTCCAGTAGAAAAAGTCCCAAAACTAGCCACAATAATAGCATTGTTTTCTATCTCCATAATTTTTCTAATATCTTCACGGTCCGTGGTGTCCGTTCCACCATGAACAAAGAAAACTTTTCTGTTGCCAATTTTCTCTGTATCCTTTATCATATCATACAGGATTCTACCATGCTTGTCAACCATTTGATACAACACTAAAGTATTTTTACCTAAGCTAACTGCAAGATTTTTAACAAATTTATTTCTTGCCTCATGTGAAATTAAGTAACCAATTTCTTCAGCATAAGTCATGCCTTTAACTGTTTTAGATTCTTCATCGGTATGTTTTAATACGAGGCATTTAATTTCAAATTTAGCCAACTTATTATCGTCAATCAATTCTTTTGTGGTAATTACTTTACGCACAGGACCAAAAAGACCTTCTAAGACCAGTTTATGTGTTTTAGTTCCATCAAGTGTACCAGTCAGACCAATACGATACTTGGCATTAACACAAGATGTAAGAATCGTGGTAAGAGATTGTGCTTTGAATAAATGTGCTTCATCACCAATAATATAATCAAACTGCTTGAAATAATCTGGTGGCATCTTGTATAATGATTGCCATGTAGAAATGATTAAGTCTTTATCAGAATTTTTTTCTTTACCTTGGTAGATACGATGAACATTGGTCATTTCACCGTTATTGTAATCACCAAAGTCTGAATATAATTGTTCAACCAAAGAAGTGGTTGGAACAATAACGAGACCTTTTAAATTTTGGTATTTTTGTAATTGTTGGAAGATTAGATAGATGATAAGAGATTTGCCAGAAGCGGTAGGTGAAACAAGTAACGCTCGCCGTTTCTGCATGGCATGAACAAAGGCATTTAATTGGTGTT